AAGTGAGACTGTAAATAATCCTAATGCTAATTTTGTGAGCATTTTGCCCATTTTGCCTAGACTCTTACTTACTCCCATTTTATCTAGTATCATGCCAATTACAGCAAATCCTAGAAGTACAGCGCCGGCAACTAACATACCCTTTAATATTTGAGGTGTTAATAATGCCATTAAGACTAAACTTACAGATAACAACAATAAAGCTTTACCTATATCACCTAGTATGAGTATATTTTTAAGAGCTTTCTTGTCTAGTTTTTTAGTGGCAAACATTAAACCCTTAATCATCAACCATAACATTGGAACCCATATCAGTGACGCAACTCCAGCGACTAATAATAAAGGTGTTGCCAAAATCATTGTGGCCGCGAATTTAAGAATTGAATAACCTATATCTGCTAATGCTAATAAACCATTAGTCAACGCCTCCATTTTAAGTTTTAGCTCTTTACCATCAGGCGCTCTATCTAAAGCATCTATAATAACACCTAAACCTAGTCCAATTGGTTTTAATGAACCAGCAGTAATTCTAAGAACTAATGCTTCTTTAACAGAAACAGTTCCCTTTCCTCCCTTTCCTCCGGCATCTAATGCTTTACAAAGTTCATCTATTTTTGTATATAAGTCACCACCTACTGAAACTGAGGCTGCAGTTTGACCAGTATTAATAGCTACTTGTTCAATTGATTTATTTGAAGCTCCCATTCTTTCAAATGCGCTTGCTAAAAATGGTGGTATCAGATTGGCCAATGTATATTTGTGTTATTTTTTTAGCATAAAACAAACGCTACCATGTGTAGCGTTTGTCTATACTCTTTATATATCTTTAAAATTTAGGCATCTTCATAGAAGGTGCTTTCATTGATGGGACCTTAGGCATCGCAGGCGTTTTCATTTGTGAGCTCATTTGACTCTGTTGTTGCGCCTGTTGTTCTTCTTGGTCCTTATTCTGATTATTCTTCTCTTTAATGTATTCCGAAAGATTCTTTAAGTAATAGTGAAATTCATAATAAAACATATTCTCTATTTCTGACGGTTGCATTCTGAGATGTATGCCCAGATAGAACTTTGTCTTAAAGTAATTCTCCAGCGAGATCTGAAATAATGAAAAGACTTTTGATGCCACCTGGGAAATCAAGAGGGGCTTTTGCGATCTCCCCGTCGAATTCCATTTCAAGTGTAGTTTCAACTCCAATTTTCATTTTCTCAGCTAGTCTATATATTACCATAAACTTTTTCTGATCCCATGCTTTATAATCTACTTCCAAACTAAATATCTTTGGTAAGTTCAATTGTCTCCAATCTGGCGTGATATAAGGTAATACCTGAATAAAAGCTTTGTCAAATTCAATTTCTTTTTCTTGACGATCTTTTAGATATTTGGTTATTTCTTGCATAACACCAATAGAAGGTGGACGCATGTTAACTTCTCCAGCAGATCTAGTTTTAATAAGGTACATTCTATCTTTAGAACTATAATATCCTTCTATTTCTGTTGGTACTTGTGTAGCAACTAAATACCTAGAGGCCAATTCGATGTCAACCGCTTGTTTAGAGTGTTCAGTTTTTCCCTTAAGAATTAATTTATTCTCTGGTTCTGGGAAAGTAAGATCTCTAATAGATAATAAAAGAACAATTCTGTCTTCTTCTAAAATATCTTTGTAAGACATTCTTTTATCTCCTAATGTAATCTGTGTACACATTTCTACGATATGGTTAAGTTTTTCTTCCATATCAATATAGTTGTTCTCATCCATTGTTGAGAAGTGTCTAATTTCAGAAGCTCTAGCAGATCTGATTTTAATTACACAATCTCTTGGATAGAATTTACCTTTAGATGGTAATTCTTCTTGATCAAGAACCATCCATCCTAAGAATTGATCCGCGGATCTTTCAGGTCTTGCTTGTCCAAAATTATCCATGCTAACTTTTCCAAGTCCTTTGGATTCTACTGCATCTAGCATTTCTGCTGATACATCTTCAACTGCTTGAGTTTCTACTGGTTGATTGATATCATCTTTCGCTTCCAGTATCCTTTTTGCAGCTTCTTCTTTTTTGTTTAATTCGTCGCTCATGTTGTTTACTATTTAAGGTTTTTTACTTTATTTTTAATATATGACTGTTGTTCACTTAGTTTTAAACTTAACTCTTTTTTTATTAAGTCTCTGATCCATGAACTAACAGAAACTGGTCTAGTCTCAGTGTCTATCGCGTCGTTTAAGATACAACGATTAACAGAGCCTACTTCATCTTCCGTAAGAAGAACTTGAAGTTTTTTTGTTAATTTGTGGTTATTCATAATAATTTGATATGTTAATAATATATTATATTTATCTTGCAAAAAATAAGAAGATGCTATATGCACCTTCTTATTTAGGGTTGTGTGTGTTTAGTTTACTTCTTCAGCGTACACATCAGATCTCCAAGTGATCTCTAATGATTGTACATCTCCTGAACTGTAATCTAATGCATCTGTAAATCCAAGACCTGAAGTAATGAAACAATCATCAAGTGTTACCTTTCTGAATATATCACCTTCTCTGTTAAATTGTACAATTACAATAGTTCCTACGTAATTCTTTTTCAAGCCCATTTCACCAGTTTCTGGATTATATTGTGCTCTGTACCATTGGCGTAATGTTTTGTATAAATACGCTTGGTTAGAATCGTTTAAGTTCAACGAAAAGTTAACTGTTACATCGATTGAAGTATTGTCTACTGTACCAGCAAATGATCTAGTAGCAAATTTATACTTTTGTTCGATTGCAGAAACCTCTTTGTGTAGACCTGCAAGACCTGAAATTGTATTTACATGTTGTAATAACAACTCTTGTCCTGTAACGCCATCCGGTGGTAAAATAGTTACCTCAAATAGGTTAGCCTGTACTGGTTCGAAGTTCTTACCTTTCTTTTGTGTTTGATCTTCTGAATAATGTGGTAAAGCCATAATGTTTATGTGTTTATTTTATATATCTTATTTTGTTATGCAAAGTTTCCAGTTGCTATTTCTCCTGTGTTCAAGATAGTTACTCTCGATACTAAGATTTCAAGTCCTTTAACTGGCTCAACAAATGTATCTAAAATACCCATGTTATTATCGATTACTTCGTTAGTGTTGTTAGATCCGTCCATAACGTTTCTATAATCATATACACCTCCGTCTTTCTTTACTGATTCCATAAATGAATCTGATAAAGTTTTAATCTCTAATCTTGTTTGCGCGTTGTTGAACTCGAATAAATAGTTTTTCAAGATTTCTGCTAAACCGTCTTCAATATAGATCATCGCTTCTCTTACGTGAGCAGAAGATAATGCTGATTGAATTGATTGCTGTGCAGTTTTATTACCTTTAATAGTCAAACCAACGCCTCTTTCGAATACAATTGGGTTAATACCAAATGGCTCTAAATAATCTCTATCATTCTTATCGAATGCAAATTCTAGACCTTGTACACCTGTACCACCTACAACACCTCTTCTTGGTCCTGCAATGATAGACCATGGTAATGCGTCTAAATATTTATCGATATAGTTGTTAGATACGTATGCTGCTGGTGGAATAACCTTAGATCTACCATTTTCTAATACATTAAGTCCTGGTGAATAGTAGAAACCGAAGTTTGCACCTTCATTAAGACTTGGCAATGTGTAGATTGCAGTAGGATTAAGTTCTAAATTACCACCTGAAGCTACTAATCTAGTTTCAAATGATCCAGTGTTTGCATCTTTAAAAGAAGGGTTCGTTGCTGCTTTAAATTCTTTCACCATAGGTGCGTTAAGAATTGCAGAAGCATTTTGTCTTTCTTTACAAAGTTGAGTAATTTCTTCCTTGTTAATAATACCTCCATTTTCTAATGATCCAAATGTATCAACTACATATCTGAATGTTATTGCATCTTTATCAACTAACGTGTTTGATAAACCATTACCTGGTTTTAACTGAGTTAATAATTCAGCAATAGACTTATCTGTCTGTGTTGCTGCCGCTAATGGGAACATTGTATAAGTAGTAGTACTTTCTTCATATCTTTTAAGAGCGTATTCAGGTCTTACTGAAACTGGTCTGTGACATTCAAATGTATAGATGTTAGATCCATCTGAAACAGTTTTAATAATTCTTTTAATTCTTGCTAATTTACCGCCATCTGCTGGGATGTACATTCCTACTGAAACGTCAGACCAATCAAATGTATCATTTACTAATGTAGCAGATAATTTAAATTGACCAGCTCCTACTGCACTAAATGAATAGTTATTAGCTAGTGTTGGTAACATTACCGCTCTAGAGTTAGGTTCTATTGTAGTAAATTCTAGAGTTGCAGATGCCGCTCTAGTAAATGCTGTGATTGAAACTGCTGATGCAGTAGCATACTGTGCACTAAATGAATCTCCACCGGCAGCAGTAATTTTTACAACATTAATAGATCCGTTATTAAATAATTCTGTTACTGTAGAAATTGCCACATATTCTCCACTGCTAGCACCTTCTAAGAAAGATCCGGCTATTAAAGAACCTGCAGTAAGTAGTTTACCTGCAACATCTCCTCCAACTTCTGGACATGCAATAAAAATATCTCCGTCAACTACTGTTATTGCTCCAGCATGGAAAGATGCTGCAGTTCCAGCCGCAAAGCTTTCATATGTTGGAGTGTTAATTGCCTTTGTTGTTTTAATAACAACATCAGAACCGTCTTGACTGATATTTTCAATTGGAGTATATTCTCCATCAATAGATGCTTTTAAGAATCCTGTATCTGAAACACCTGCAAGAGTTAAATCACTCACTGTAGCTGCTTTAATTAGTAATTCATCACCTGTAACTTCCATTACTCTAGAGAATGCAATAGCTTCAGGAGTTGCATCTTGTTCAACTCTATGAGAAAGAACTTTATAATCTTGATAGATGTCAAAGTTAGTTCCTACAAAATCAATTGTATCTAATGCTTCTTCATTAATTGCACAGAATAAACCTGTTCTTCTAGCTTCTAAGTTAATTAAAGTCTCAATGTATAATTGACGACCTTCTTGATCTTGGAATTCAGGAATAACTGATCCAGAATATTGTGCAATTAAACTAACTTCTCTTAATGCTGTGAATTTAGCTAATTGATCTCTGAATAAACCTTTTTCATTAAAGAAACCTCCGTAAGTTGGGTCATTGTTTAAAATCGTAGCATCATAAGATCCTTTGAATACAAATACGTCTACCATATAGTCAGACACGTATTCTAGATCTTCGATACCTTCAGGTACATTACCTTCACCGTACCATTCTCTTGCTGTCATGTTAAAACCATCAGTGTTAGCTGCTTGTCTTACAATAACTGAAATAGGTTCTTGTTTAATGTTTGCAAATGTAATTGCATTGTTTGAATCATCAGCGGTGTTTCCTGCTGCTGATAATGTTTTAATATCAGAAGGAACCCAAAATTTATCAGTATCAAATATACTACTATATTGAACTGATGCTGTTTTAGCTGCTAAACCTTCTTGCGAAGAATTTGTAGCTGGAGATACCATTGCCACTCTATCTGCGGCATCTGCTGCAGTTAGATTTAAAGCTAATATCGGTCCTCTTGAAAGAGTTTCGATACAAGATCGGTGGAAGTACATTCCTTTCTTTTCTAAAGATTTGTCAATACCACCAAAAACTTGAGTAAATTGCTCGATGTTTTCGATAAATACCGGAGTGTTGTATGGACCTTTTTTAGATCTACCAACAACCAATCTGATAGTTTCAGCTGGGATGTTTACCGTTTGTGATTTGTCAAACTCTAAGCGATATACGCCTGAGCTCTTGAACTGTAATAATTGAGGACTTAATGCCATAGTTGTTCTTATTTATTTTTTTTACTTTTATTATATATCTACTCTTATTTCCAAATTTGTTTAGATTAGATCATATATATCATATTGTAGATCTCCATCTGTTGCACTATCTTTGTATAATATTTTTTCCATTTCTGTATGTAAGTCTGGATCTATGAAATCCAATAATTCTTCTATAATATCTGCATAGTCGGTTGTGTTAAAAAATTCAGTAGAAGTAATAACAGTCATGACTGTATCGTCATTTCCCATTTGAGCTCCATAACCTCCTCTTGGTAAACCTCCGAATAGACTCGCTTCATTTATAGTTGTTTCATCTGTTATATCTATCCTATTTATTTTATACAGCTTGGCGAAATTCTGACAAAAAATTGCTTTATTGTCAGATTTTATTTTAATTCCAGCCTTAAGCGTTTTAGAATCATGCCTATGCCTAAACTTAACTACCATTTCATCATCAAAATCATTCTTCTGTGGAAATACAGATCTTAGATATTGAAAGAGTACAGATCCATATGTATTATACTCAACTATCATTTTTACATTCTCGTTATAAAACAATTCACAAGAAATTGTGTATAAAACTTTTGCGAAGTCTTCTATAACATGTTCATTTGATCTGAACATACCAACTTGTTTAAGTTTAAAGAAATCATACATAGCACCTGGATTCTGTGAATTTATAATTTCTTCTTTATTCATTGGTTCTACTTGAAACATATTAATAACGGAATAATCACCACCATTACCCTCTGCAATATCCACTGAAAGAACCCAGAAGTTTTCAGGGTCTCTGATAGTTTCAATATCAAAGCTAGGGTCCCATGATAAAAAGCCTTTCGTGTCAATTGAAATATAATCAAATACATCAAAATCATGATAAACATATTTTTGCATACGCTTACGCATTTTCTTCAAGTCAATTGGATCTAATAATAAATTTGAAGATGAAACGAATTCATTTCCATACTGTCTATTAAACGCTTCTATTGAACCTAAATTACCTAACTCACGTTCATACCATGCATCATCTCTATCAGGATGTTCCCACCAATCAACTCGCATTGCTTTATACTCATTTTCGTCACGATCTGCCGCTGCGTAAATTTGATAAAATTTGTTAAAACCGTTAGGTGTAGATGTTATAGTAATACGAGATACCTTAGACGCAGATAATGTAGGATAAACATTTTCATAAAAGGCATCTACAATTGTTGGATGAATATGCGCAAACTCATCAAGATATAAATTATGAATAGTAAAACCAATACCGGCTTTCGCGGTAGTAGCTTGTCCAACAAGTCTACACCCATTATCACACTTAACATTCATTACATCATACTTAACAATACCAGGTTTCATAAAGAACGGAACGTTCTCAACTACAACTTTAGCCTTATCTATAATTTCTTTTGTTGAATCTGATTTATTGGCAAGTAATAGTGTGTTTTTATCAGTATTGAATATTAAGTACCATGCATTAAATATACTTGCTGTCACTGTTTTACCCATTTGACGAGCAGCTAAAACTATATTGAATCTTTCTTCTTGGAAATTTCTCAACATTGTTTTTTGATATTCTCTAAGTTTTACCTGTTGAATACCGTTATCAGTCATTACTACTGCATATTTTTCAGCAAAGTATACAATGTCTGTTGCACATCTGGCCAATTCAGTAATCTCTTCATCTGTATATTCGAATACGATATTACCCTTACGTAAGAAGTTTTTACCTTCATAGAATGGCATGGCAACCTTAGGTCTAAAACCTTGATCCATCGCTATCATCAAATCATTAACTTGTTTAGTAGACCAAACAATTTTTTCTGATAGCACATCACCCTCATCTTTGGGTATCCATTTATTATCTCCGATATATCCTTCGTTTGCCATTAATCTTCAGTAGTTTCTTCTATATCTTCTATATCTTCGTTAGCGGTGGTTTTAATTCCTGCCTGTATTGCGGCCATTAGATCCTTTGTACCTCTTTGAAGATTTTTGTTTTCTTTGCTTCCTCCAGATTCTTCTATTTCTCTAACGTCATCTCTCTTTTTATAAATCTCAATATCTCTAGCTATTCTTTTAGTAGATTCTTCAGAAGCCATTAAATACATTGTTTGTGATTTAATGATATCTAACATTGATTTTTGTAGAGTTGCAAGAACCTCAAACATTCTAGGTGCAAGTTCTCCATCATCGATAGTTTGTAAAAGAGTAGTAAGTGCTCTTTCTCCTGCTTGTAGTTGATAAATCAAAGACGACATTGTCATCTCATCCATTTTCTTTTTAGCTTGAATATATTCATCCTTTTCAATTATATCTGCATCTAGATAAAATTTCATCAGAGCTGTGATAGTTTTTTCTGCTTTCTTAGTTGCGCTACCTTTTAGTTCTTCGTAACTAATTCTTGGCACTATATCAGTAGTTGGCTGTTTCATCGGAACATCTATTGGATCAGTTTCTACATCTAATACATTTGTATCTCCAATTAAATCGTCTAACTCTTGTCGGATTTGGTCCGCTTGTTCAGATATATTCTTTTTCTTGTCTTCACTCATATTATTATATTATAATCTATATATCTTAGAATCCTGCAGTGACAAATGTATATAGTTATTTGCCCTAATAAAAATTATCTGTTCTGGTTGTATCTTCTTAATTGAATTGATGGAATTGCGTTGTCTATGACAGTTGCCAATTGGTTGTCTCTAACAACATATTGTTGTAATATATTAAGTCTCTGTTCAGCTTCAATTGGTTTTCTAAACAATCTAACATTTGTTAATCTTAGTTGACCTGGCATTAGCGACCACTGTTTAGATGTAGACCAACCATATGAAGATATGTCTTTGGTTTCATCTAATACATTTGTTATACTATTTTGTGTGGTATTTGCAGGTAATAAATTATTGTTTGGCATTAGTTTAAAAATAGTAGCAGTCAATTTATTATATTTATTGTTTACGTTTACTACTGCGCCATACCATGAATCCGTTGTAATACTATCAGTATATGCAAATTGATGTGTATCTCCATTTAATTGAACTGTTAAATTATCCAATGTCGTAGATAATTTTAAACCTTTGTTATTCAATGATCCATCTATTAGAGTTGCTGTTGGAATTTTAGCATTTAAATTAGGTTTAAACCACAAAGTAATTGCTAAATTTTCATCTGTTGCTAAAACAGATTTTTTCTTGTATAATAGTGCTTCTATTCCAATATCTTTAATACTACTTAGATCATATGCGTTTTTACTGATAATGGTCCATTTGTTTCTAATTTCAGTATCTAATATAGTAAGACTTGTGTGAATTCTATCTCTAATTCCATCGCTGACTGGTGAGAATACTGTTTGATATTGTTCTGGTTTAGTAATCTGTGTAAATTCGTCTTGTATTTCTTCTCCGAATACCTCATCTAATCCAGTAACTAAATTTTCAACTTCCTGTTCAACTGTAGTATCTGTATGAATACTGCTGGTTCTTTCTTCATATTTCTTAAGCATCAGTCTCCAATATGTATGTTCCATATTAAATTCATCTGCGAAAGTAACCGCGTTTACTTCATACATTCTATTCATTAACGGAAAATAAAGATAATCTCTACTTTTAGGATTCTTGTGGGCACCAAATGCTAATTCAAACTGAGTTCGTGTCACGTGAATTTCGAAATCTTCAAATCCCATACCATATATGTCAAAATTAAAATCATTGGATGGCATCTCATTATCTGGAACCATTATTTTAAATTCTCCACTCTCTTTGACATTATATAAAGAATACTCCATTAATATGACGTCTCGCGATCTTTGATCTGCTTCTACCCTAAAGTACTTGACTTTATGTCCAAACATTTCAGTAGACAAATCACTTATTTGTTTATATACATTGATTGGTTTTTGTACACTATATGGATTAAACAAATTCTCGTCACAATCTACTACAATATTTGCACACCCAGACATTGCTGATGGATCTGTACATTCTTCACAATATTGTGGACATGATATTATTGCTCCGGCATCAGTTTCTAAATTAAATGTAAGACTTAGTAAAGATAGTTTATGTGCTGTTGATAATCGGTTAACTGTAAATCTAACTGTAATCCATAGAGGTTTAAGAGGATCAAAAGTTAATCCTAATAAATCTGATGGCCCAGTGAGACTAGTGAGTAATCTGTATTCTGACATTTGTCCACCATCACTATTTACAGGCTCCTGTGAGTATTTAAATTCATAATTAAATAAATTATCAGAATCTAGTGGCTTGTAAAATTTTAAATTAGTTCCAGTGAAAATTGGCGGTTGTGTTACTGTAAATGTAGATGCGTCTAATATGCTATTTATTTCAAATTCAGTATTACCTACTATAATCTTATCACCTACTATTAAATTAAGATTTGTATTATTACCTACTATTGTAGCATTACCAGCATTTGTAGTTAAACTGCCTATCGTATTAGGTGTGCTTACGCCTGCCACTATTGTCCATGCGTTTATGCCTACGACATCTTCGTATGGTGCAACTAACTTGGCAATGAATGAATCACCTATTTGATCTGCTGTAAAATTATTTACCATTAACTCGTTTGACCACTGGTCTTATTTTTATTATATATCTGAATTTCTATCAGTTATTAAAAGTATTTCAGGATTATCACCTTCATATTGCTCCAGTTTTTGAATAATAGAGTTTACTATACTAAATGTTTCTCCGCCTGAATCATCTGATACATACATATCCAGTACATTCATAAAATTTTTTAATTTAAATACTTTATAAACTTGATTTGATTTTAATAAACCACATCTGTCTAAGATATCGTTTACTATATTCAATTCTCTTGGACCAAATAAATCAAAAAGTCTTAAACTACCTCTAACTGTTTTAATATTATATTTGATTGTTTTTATCTGATCGATGTTAACAATTCTGCTATAATTTAAGTTTTTATTTTGAGTAACTTTTATCCATGATAAATTAGGAGTGTTTGTAAGCATTTGCCAAATGAAATAAATCGAAGTGGCTTCTTTATGAATAGACATATCTCCAACTGATTGAAATCTATTAATGTCTTGTGAAAATCTTTTATTAATATAACTATTCATATTACTCACTGGCACTAAATAAGATTCTTCAGATATTTTCTTACATGCTGTATCCCGAACTATGCATCCCCATAATTTAATGTCGATAGAATTATATTTATATAATGTAATATCTATTACTTCTGAGAAATCATCTCTATTTTCTATATACATCTATTTGCGCTTCAATTTTTTGTAAATCATTAAAAAGATCCTTTTTTGCGAATTGCTTTAATTCATTGAATTCTCGCATACCTATTTCATTCTTCAGTAGGTACAATTCAATTGAAGCTTCGCTTGGATTATATTTATCTACTTGTTTTTTAGGAGCTTTTTTAGTCTTAGTGTAGAACCATCCGGGGACGCTCTTAAATCTTTGAGCTACCATAGACCATGATTCTACCACATTTCCACCACTTATGCCATTTAAGTTGAACATATTGGAGTTAGATGGATACTTAATAGCAAAGAAGCGATTAATCATAAAGTGATGACGCTTCTTTGTATGTAATTTAAGATTTTTATATTGGTCAGGTTTCGTGAACATAATCTTCACGAAATCAAATAATTTAGTTTCGTCTAGCATATTATTTATATGTAAATTTGTAAGAAAGTTTACCCTATTATAGTGTTAAATGCATGTTGATGTGCATTTACTTTTGAAAAATCATGAAGCATTTCTATTTTAGTAGCAAGTTCTATAACTTCTAGTTTTAACCCATGCGCATTTGCTTCTGCTAATATTTCTTCAATTTGAATATAATCTGTCAGTGTCATGCTAAAATAACTTTTTAGTTGGTTCTAGTTTTTCTGTTTTAGTGATTTTGGTTTTTGTACCTACCAATTTCATAGGTGATTTTTTAGTTGGAGTTTCTTTTGGAATATCCATACCTGCAAATGCATCTTCACCAAAACCTACTTTATCATCTAACCAATTTGTACCTTCTAAGATTCTTTCCATATCGGTGAAAGTTTCTATGTTTTCTAGTGCCCCTTCCCAATCTCTGTCTATAGCATTATAAATAGCTTTCTGAATAGAATCAGGAATAGTTTTAATATGTAACAACATGAGGGCGATATTGTTTGACAGTGCAGCTTTAACGAGTACTGGTGTAGTATGACCTACTACTCTATAGATGATATCTGTTAATGCATTTCTGTGATCTGCGTTAAACAAGTATTCTATTGTGAAATTATCTAGTTCTTTGATAAACTGATCATATATAATGTCAGCCATTTTTTCTGTAATAGAATAAGTTCTAAGCTTACCGCCTTTCATTTCTTTTTGCCATGTAACAACCGATGGTATATTATCTGACTTATCACCTATAAGAATTTTATTAAAGATAAATCTATCACAGTCAACTTCGGTGATGTTTATTTTAAGTGATTGTATCCAAGACATTATATTAGATTGGTACGTGTCGCGAGTCATGTGTTCACCTCCCATATTAAATAGAAGATCATCATTGTTCATTTCGCTTGCAATAGATGTATTCATGTCTGCTTCAAATCCTTCATATGCATACAAAGATTTTTTACTATTATAATACCATAATGTATGTGCATCATTTGTTTTAGAATAGTTAACTAGTTGTATAAGATCTCTATCACCTGACCAAACAATACAAGATTTACCCCTGTTGTTTAATGCAGTTGACCATCCAAAAATAACATCATCTGCTTCTGCGCCTTGAATTTGATGCACAGTAATGCCCTTATCTGCTAAAATCTTTTGGAATTCTTCATATACAGAATAAACTGCCGTCCAGTTTACACTGCTACTTTGTTTTCTTGTTCCTTTGTAATCTGCTTCAGGATATAAATCTTTTCTCCAAGATTTTGAATCTACTGTTAATATTACATCGTCTACGAACATTTTCAACTTTCGCATCTCTGATGCAAAGTCAATGGATAATTTTCTCATGAACTGAGACTTTTGTTTATCGTCACCTAACAGTTGACCTGTTTTTGGTTTTGGTAAAACAAAAAGTCTACTAAATAAGAAGTAATTTCCGTCAATTAATAATGTGTGTTTTCCCACTTTCATGTTTATGTTTCTTTAAGTTAGTCTATCTAATATACTAAAAAATAATGAGACTAAAAAATTATTTACTACTTTTTTACGAATTAATTATACTTTGTATCTCATATACGCAACTCAACATAGTAATTACGGGATCAATAACATGAACACGCTGTGCCTGATGTTTAGCGACAGTTATAATAACTTGTGGTATATGTTTTATATATTGTCCTTTCTCTTGTTGGATATATTCAATAAATTCTGCACCCAGCGTTTGTAATACATCATCTACTCTATTGGCATAATTACCAACTAGTGTTTGATAGTTCTTAGCAGGATCTGTCTCATTAAATACCAATTCAAATACATCTTTATAAACTGAATTGAATTTTTTAACATCAGATGCTGTGATATTAGTAGTTCCTTGTGTTTTATATCCTTGTAGTTTATTAAGTGTTGTTCTTAAATCTGGAAAGTTTCTTTTAACAAATTCAACCAATGCTGGTTTTTCAATTGTCATTTCTTCTTTACCACAGATTTCATAAACTCTTTTAATGTATTTCTTTGTTAGTTCAGTTTCTTCTGTTTTGTCAAAATCAAAATCAATAACTTCGAATCTTGAAAGGATTGGATCTGGTAATTTATTAATGTAATTACAAGTTGCAATAAATCTTGAATTAGATGCAAATGTTTCCATGGTTGCACGCAATGCTTTAAAGAATTGATCTGATACACCATCTACCTCATCAAGAATAACTACTTTGAACATTCCAGGTGCATCCATAATAGAGACTGTTGAACAAAAGTCTGTAATCCTAGTTCTAATTACATCTACTGAAGTATCAGTCGATGCATTAATATAAAGATATGGTAATTTAAATTGCTGTACAATCGCTTTGGCACATGATGTTTTTCCAGTTCCTGGTGAACCAGCAAATAACATGTTTTGTACTAGCCCATCTTTAAACTTACTCATTACTCTTTCGGGTAAGATAAGTTCATCTAGATTAGAAGGTCTGTATTTTTCTGTAAAAAGTTGATTTATTGAATTCATCATATATTATGTTTACCTATTATACTTCAAGTACGTCAAATGTTTCAATGATAAATATATTATATGGCAAAATCAAGTTCACGTATTAAGATCTCCCGCACTGCTGGGCCAAATCCACGAAATAGGTACGGTATTATACTTGCGCCTTTATCAAAGTTTCTCAGAAAGTTCCTGGTAGAACATAGACATATTAAAAGATGGTCGGATGATGATCAATTCGCATATTGTGTACTTAGGATGCAAATAGCTCCATTACAACATGTGACATTGACAAAAAAATACTGGGATCATGTAAATGATAAATTAGTAGATTTAGTTACACTTGAAAATAATTATAATCAAGTAGATTGGATTTGTGCAATTAGCCTCAAACCAATTAAAGCTAAATTTATGAATTTTGATTTGGAAAACTTTTTACATCCAGAATATTATGATGTATTAAAGGCACCGATGGTCGATAGTCGTATATTAAAATCTTCAATTGAGTTTCGTAAGAAATGTAAAAAACTCCTGCTCGCAGAACGAGAGGAGTTTCTTAAACTTGCTAAAAAGAACGCTAAGCGCTCTCTTTAATATTACATTAATCTTGAGAATCGTTGTGCAATAGTTAAACCTTCATCTAATTTAATAGTTTTAGGTAATTCTTCTTTTGCTTCTTCTACAAATTCTTCAGCGTTTTCTTCATCTTCAGTAGAAACATCTTCTACTGGATATTCTTCATCACCGACTTTAAAAGTCTTTTCGCCTTTTGCAATTGCTTCTGCTCTTGCAGCACCGAATTCATTTCCTTCTTCAACTTCTTCAACTTCTTCAGATAATGAATTTCTTAAACCACAATGCTTGCATTCTACTGTTCCGTCTTTGTCTATTTCTTTATATGAATGTCCTTTCTTATTTGAACATTTAATAGATTCAGTAACTACTGATTCTGTTATAACATATCCTCCACAGTCTTCACCGTCTGCACAAATGTCTGCATCATGACCTGATATTTTAGCTAGTTTTAAGATAGCAGCTTTATCACCACTAAAGGATAATGTATCATATCCCATATCGGCATACATTGAATCATCTCCTGTCGTAACAGAAACATTTACTCCTAGTTTCTTAGCTTCTCCTTTTAAATATGCGTAATCATCATCTGACATTGACATTAATTCACCTAAACTAGCTTCATTTATCCCTGTTCCATTATTTTCGATATCTAAAGAATCTGTAACACTGCCTGCACCGCTACCAGAGCCTGAACCTGAACCAGAGCCTGAACCAGAGCCTGAACCTGAACCTGAACCTGAACCAGAGCCTGAACCAGAGCCTGAACCAGAGCCTGAACCAGAGTCTGAACCTGAACCTGAACCTTCATTCCCGGCAGGAACTTGTGCTGGTTTACGACCTGCTGTTACTTTAAGTTTCTTAATTTCTTCTTCAAAACCTGTTATTACTTCTGCATCATCTTCTTTAAGTTTAGCTAACGCTAATTGAACTTTTACAAATTCAATTTTTGCTGTAGCTTTCTCAATAGGATTAGCTGTATCTACTGCATTATATTTTTCTTTAGCTGCAGTTTTGTTGGCTTCTAATTTTTCAATTTTCTTTTTATCCTTATCATCATCTCCGCCTTTGTCATCTAGTTGATCTTTACTAGCTGCATTACCATTATCTCCTGATTGGTCACCTTCAGTGTGATCAGCTGGTCCTGCTTTTTTAGCATAATCTTTAAGAGATTTTTCATCATCTGCAATTCTATCTGCTAAAGTATCAATTTCTAATTTAAGTTGTTTTGCTTCTTCACCTGAAGTTGCTTTCATTACTATTTTAGCAGCTTGTAATTTAGATTTAGTTTTTCCAATAGAAACAACTTTACCTAGACCTTCGTCTCCTTTTGATAATTCAGTCATTCTTTCAGCGATAGCCGACAATTGATCATCTAACGCTTTATTCTTAGCTTGATTAGCCTGCTTTAAGGTTTCCATTCTCTTTTTATCTTTCTCATCAGCATCACTAGCTTGCTTTTTCTTAGCATAATCAACATCGTTAATTGCTTTTTGTACTAAAGCTTTTTGGTAGCCTTTCATGTTCTTTTTAATTTTCATGAACTTGATAGGAGATTTGATAAAATCTAAAATACCTTCATTAAGATCTGACATATTAGTCAATTGGTATAGCTCTTCATACAACTCGTCTATCTCTATGTCTATAGAAGCAGACTCTCCGATTCTATCTGAAAGCTCAGTTAGGTTGTTAAGAATAGTATCTACGTCTCTGATAACTTCAACTCTTACTGCATCTGCAGTTTTGTCAACTGATATCTGGTCTATTGATACAGAGTCTGTCGTTGTAGTCTCGTTTGATTCGTTTACGAATTGTTCGTAAAGCTTTAATTTTCTTTTTAGTTGCATAATTTTTTTTTATATTTTAAAGTTAATTATAGATTATATATCCTCTTTATTTTGTGAAAGTTTAAAACAAAAAAAAGGCTGTCCGAAGACAGCCTTTAATTATGATAATTCTAGTTTAAGATTACAATTGTAAACCATCAACATTGAATTTTTGATATTGAGTTCCTGGGTGGAATCCAGCTTCAACTAGAGCGTATCTAGATTTAACTGCTACCTTAGGAGCCATAGTTCCTTCAGCGATAGCTTGAACTGATTCAGCCATTAAGTAAGGCATGAATACTAATCCAGCACCGTTTCCGTCACCTTTTCTACCAACTAATACTTGGTGTTTGTTAGCAACACCTTCAAATGCCATGTTAGGATCAGTGTAAACATTGATTCCAGCTACAGAACCTACAGGGTAGATTGCTCCAGCAACTTGGTTGAATGTGTTAGCCATTGGGTTTGGTACGAAACCAGCAACACCTTGTAAAGCTGAAGCTAATTTAGCATCAACTACAGCGAAGTTACCAGCACCTCTTCTTCCTCTGTTTGCGATTAAATTCGCAGCAGCAAGAACGTGAGTTAAGATTCTTCTGTTAACATCACCGTAAGTGTTTCCACCTTGGTTGTAGTTTAAAACAACTTCACCAATTCCTTCTTCAGCAATATCTCTCATCTTAGTTAAGATGTGATTGTTGATAGACTGAGTTAATTCGTTAGTTAAAACTGCTTCTACTTGAGCAACAGCATCAACACCGAATTGTTTAAGATCTTGTATTTGTTCTCTTGTAACTGCAGCAGCAACTTGGAAAGTTTCAGCAGCAACACTTTTAGAGAATAAAGAAAGACCCATTACTTTATCAGCAGTTCTTTCACCATCTTCTCTTGACATTGGCTTACCTAAAGCACCAGCTCCAGAGAATTCAGCGATGTGATCTTCTAATGCAGCAACTAAAGCTACTTCAGTATAACCTGCAGCTTCTAAGTCTAATTTTACGTTAGCAGCTACTAATGTACCTACCTTAAAGATTGGGTATCCATCGATTCTAGAATCGTTGATATATTCGTGCGCACCGTTTTCTGGAGTTGAAGCGATATCAGCAGATGTACCTTTTGCTTTAATGTAAGTTGGAGCAGTTGCACCTAATGCAACAGTACCACCTTCATAAGTAAAGTCTAAGTAAGACAATAATCCCATTGGTCCAGCCATTGGTACTACTGGTACTAAGTCTAAACCGATAGTTTGAGCAGCAACTTGCATTGCCAAAGGTAATAAGGTTGGAGATTTGTCTCCAGATCCTACTTCTCCAGCTGAACCTCCGTTAGAGATTGCGCCAGGGTAAGATACTGCACCCATACCTGTTAAGTTCATTGGGCCAGGGTTGTTAGATAAAGACATGATGTTCGCGTCTTCATATAGTTTGTGGTTGTGACAGTAAGTCGACATCCACGCTAATTTGCTAGATTCGTTGATACCTGTAGCTTCCGAGATAATCGGTGCCCATGTATTCTTGATCTCAGCTTCGTTTAATAAATTTGCCATTTTTTAATGATCGTTTTTTTTGTTTGTTTATATTTGTTTAGTTAAAAACTCGACATTTAATGGGTTTTCTGCTTCTGTCACCCTCTTATCGTCGATTAAATTATATATCTGTCTATTATTTGTTAAATCTCGCTTTGAAAGCATCACCGTATCCAGATACATCGTATCCTAGTGTTGATTTCTTTTCTTCAGTTTTAGATTCAGTTACCATAGCAACTTTTTCCATTTCTACTGAAGTGTCTCTTAAATCTCTAGTTTGCCAGAAATTAGCTACTTGATATTCAGTATTTAAAGTATGGTATTTAGATTGAGCAATGATTTGATTTTGTTTAGCTTCAGATAAGTTTACCCATGCTTCTGAGTATTCAGATGGCATAAGTGCAATTACTGTAGGCTGTTCACCTGTGCTTTCAACAATAAGTTGTGTACTGTTCATTAAGTTTACAATTTCAGATTCTGTCATAAAACCTCTTTGAGAAACAGTGTTTCTAACTTCAGTTTTTGCAGATTCATTTAATGTATTATATTTTTCTCTTGTCGTTGAAGATACAACTCTAAAGAATGATGGTGATTCATTTTCTTTTTTAGTTGCGTTTTCAACTAGTGCATCTAGTTTAGAAGAGATTTCATTTTTGTAAGATTCTAATGGATCTAATGCTCCATCTTCACCTTCTGTTTCTTCATCAGATTCTCCAGCTTCAGCTTCTTCACCAGCTTCACCTTCAGGTGCAACTTCTTGTGTGTTAGTTGCTTCATCTTCTAAATCTTCAGCTTCTTCTCCGGTTTCTTCACCTTTAACATCGCCCTCTGGTGAATTGTCTCCAGCTTCAACTTCTTCTCCTTCAATTTCTTCAACATCTTTAGCTGCTTTTTCACCGTCAGCTGCTACTGCACCTTCTTCTGAATTGTCACCGATGTTTTCGATTTCGTCTGTATCTTCAGCTTCATCTTTATCTTTTGCTGGTAATTCTTCTTCAGTAACTTCTTCTACTTCAACTGTTTCGTTTAAAGATTCAGCAATATATTCAGCGTATTCTGAAACTGATTGTAAATTTTCTTTTAAGTATTCAACATACTCTAACAAAGTAGTGTGCGATGTAGCTCCTTCGTTATGTGCTTCTGCTAAATAGTTAGCGAAATCTTTAACTTTAGAAACTGCTTCAGCAACGTGTTCTGTGTAAGCAATATCTTCATCTAGTTTTTCAGCCAATGACTCAGAATAAGAAATACCTTGATCTGCTTTTTCAGCAACGTGTTCTGTGTATTGAATAGATTCATCTAATCTTTCAGCAACATAATTAACATATTCTGTCAAATTATTAACATTTTCTACAATATGATTATTGTGCTCTTTTAGATTAGTTACTGTGTTATCTTCTGAAACTGCATCATCTTTAGTTTCAATAGACTCTTTTAGTGTTTTGATCTCATTCGCCAAATACTCTGAGTACTTATTGAAATCGTCAGATTTTACAAATTCTGCCATGTTTTTATTTTCTTTTATTTGTGTGGTTGTGTTTTTGTTTTCAATAGTTTCTAAACTCGTTTGAGTTTCATTTTGTTTATTGATTTCATAAATCGATAGAAGACCGTCATTAGAATAACCATAAGATTCGTTAACTCTCTTTAACTCAGCATTCTCAAATCCTGGGTCAGCAACTAAATCATATGTAAATAATTGTTTAATCTTTACTTGTCCATTAGATTCAACAGCACCTGCTGCTCTTGATGAAATCTGAAGTGGTACACCAGCATCAACCAAAGCTTTAGCTTGGCGTCCAGCGTCTGTATCTAATAATTTGATACGCCCTCTTACTTCTTTACTTTCTTTATCGTATGTTAATTCTTCAATAATGTGTGAAACATTTTTTAAAGAAATGTCAAACTGTGCAGGGTGATCTAATTCTCCTAACAGTTTACTAGCGCCAATTTTAGCTTGTAATGCTTCAATTTGGGGTACATATTCTGACTCTGTATAAATACGGTTGTTTTTATTTTTCTGATCGATTTGACCGAAAACACCTTCAAGAATATAGTCTTTATTTTCTGAAGTAGTGACTTTCAGTGCAGACGATGACATCTCGACGATTAATAAATCGTTAATGTTGTTCATAATATTTTGTTTTTCTATTTTTAATATATATCATACTTTATTATTGAAATATCTTATTACATTCCAGCAAGCGGATCGTCGTCACCTTCTTCTTCACCACCTTCTTCCTTTTCAGCTTCCTTTTCAGCTTCTGCGTCCTCAGCCGATTTGTCTAAATAGTAACCTGTTAGAATATCCATTTCGCCTTCTGCAAATGCAGCTTCTCCGTATTCAGTGTAGAAATAGTCCTTAAATTCATCTTCAGTTTTAGATGCTGTAATAGCTCCTAAAATTTCGGCAGATTTTATTTCACTACCTGAATCTAATTTTAGCTCATCTACAAATACCTTTGATTCTTCTCCAGCTCTTAATGCATCTTCTGCAATAAAATCTTCAAACGTTTTAATAATTTTCATAATCTATATATCTTTTTTGTATGTATTACATTGCAAATGGATCCTCAGGCTCTGGTGCCTCAGCTTCCTCTCTTTTTACTTTGGATTTGGCTGCGTCATTGGCTCTAATCTCGTCATCACTTAGTTTAAGATATTTTTTAACTAAATATTCTTGATCAAAGTAATACTCTTCTTCCATTGTTTCTTGATTAGTTGTCATTAGACTATCTCTCATTGTACCTATAAAGTCTAATCTCTTCTCCATTAATTCCATATCTTTTAATTCTGAGAAGACATTTTCTTCATTGAATCGTAAAGCTACTTGAGATTTAAATTGTGGATCATTTGTAAACTCTGGATATTTAAGACACATTTGAATAAACAATGGCTTAGATAATATTTCCATAAAGATTGATCTTAAACGCTTGATAAATTTACCAAATTTAATTTCATCTCTAATCATACCATCAGCTGCAAGGTTAAAATCACCTCCACCGTCTTCATATAAAAATCTAGAATAAGGTATTTTAGAGACGTGCTTAAGTTTATCTGAAAAATATTTAAGTGCTTCTGTATCTGAAAGATCTGGTCCTTCTGAGTTTAAAGTTTCAATCTCCGGTGATTCACCATCTTTAGAAGGTAACCAATATTCTTTGCTAAATTGTAGCATTGGTTTCCCATCGGTCGCAAGCGTTCCTGATTCCCAATCAAAGTCAACTGATTCTTTATATGAGTTCATTAACTGAGAAAGAGATTGCTTTGCCCTTGTTTTAGATTTACCACCAACAGGAATAACAAACTTCATTCTAAAAGAAGCATTAGTTACTGCCCATATAACTCTAGTATGTTCCATGATTCTCAATAAGTTAAACGCTCTAGTTAATCTTTCTATATAAGATACTCTAGATGTTGTAGTTATTGAACTATATGAAATGTAAATTAATTGAGAATCGTAAAGTTTACGTTCTTTAACTGGATCATCTTTATATTGAACCCATACCTTTTTACCATCTTCGTGATTGTAACCTGGTATAAGTGTAATAGGATCTAATTCTTTAAATCCAATAATTTCCTTTTGGTCAGGGGAATAAATTATTTCGAATGCTAAATAACCATCAATTAAGAATTTTCTATAAAAGTACCATGCTGATTGATCATTGTTAAACCCAAAATAGTGATAGATTTGTCTAAAATACTTATTAAGGTCTTTATCAACATCATCAGATATATCAACGCCTAGTATTTCTGGATAACAGAAAAAATTCTTGTTATCATATACAATAGTCTCATCACAAAGAATATCTAGAATATCTTCTATTTCATCATTAAGTGAAAACTTTCTAAGTTCTTCTCTTTTAGCTTCATATCCTTGATCAAAAAATGGAATGTTAGATCTTAAGCTAGTGTCTGTCATTGACATCGCAGCAAATGCGCCATAGATATCATCATTGTCAACACCAAATGGATTCATCTGACCGTAACCAATTTCTGCTTCCATTGGCCCAATAGCCTGAGACTGTCTTAGAACTAAATCATCATATCTCATTCCAAAAGAGGATAAAGACTTTAAAGCATTTGAAATGCTAAAAGGTCTTGATCCATTGCTCAATGGTCCGTTTCTATCGTTAAATCCTGCCATAATATTATATTATTGTGTTCTGTTTATATATCTTTTCTTTTTGAACGCGTTTTTAGATGCTCTCTAAAGGCGCGTTTTACCTCATTGATACCAATACCAGATAGGTCTTGGAAATCACAAAGAGCAATTTTTGCCCAACTTTCATATGAAACCACTTTTTGATTTTTTTTTAATTGTGGTATATATTGTCTAATAGCAAAATCAAATCCAAATTGAACTAAGAATTTCTTAGCATCTTTGTATATTAGATCAATCTCACCTTGTGTTAATGCATTGTCCTTTTTAGATCTACCTGTATTAGATTTAATCTGCCCTTCCATTCTATCATATATCATATCTAATAGATCTTCTTTAAATTGAACGGGTAATAAGTTTAAGTTAATTCCAACGTCTGTGCCACTCGGGTGTGTGTCAAATGCTAACACTACTGGATTCATATCCCACCATGGTAACGTTTTTATATTTTTAGGTTTTTCATATCTAAAGACATGTATCATACCTGTTTTAAACGGTGCGCTAAGCTTACTTACAGTATTATCCCTAATAGACTTTGAAGCCTTAGTAAACCAATCTTCAGCACTTCTACGTGCTTTAGTTTTACTACCTGCTTCTTTAGATAAGTTCTTAATGTCCTTTTTTATTTGTCCCATTATTTAAGAGATTTTTCTGTTAAAACAATAAACCTCCAACCTCTGTTTTCAGCCCATGCTTTAGCATATTTATATTTATCTCTATTTTTTATATACTGTTCTGCCAAAAACTTATATGATTTTAAAGCCTTTTGACTGTTCTTTTTAGGTGGAGATGGTTTTGTAATCTGTGCTTCTGGTTTAATTTCAACTAGAAATTCTTGATCTCCATCTTCACCTTTAGTTTTCATATAAAAATCTGGATAATATTTATGTGGTCTTTTATCGAATGACCATATGTAATTTATTTCTACTGGTTCACTTGACCACTTAATAACGTCTTGTCTATTGTCACACATAATACAAAACTTTCTTTCCCATGAGGAACGATAAATAATCGGCGTTGGGCCGATATACTTATCTGGATTTAAAGGAGTGTAATATCCTTGTATAAATCCTGAATTATTAGATGGTTTAAGATTTTTTATTGACATTTATATGTTGAACATTCCACCACCGTCATCACTACCACCGTTAGTAGTAATCCTATCAATAGATAATGTCCCTTTGTATTTTTGCGGGTGTATCTTATTCCATCCTTTAGCATATCCTCTCTTTGCGATCTCTGTAAAGTATGCAAATGCATTTGGATATTTAGGATTAAAGTTTCTCCAGTATTTAAGAAGATCTAATAGTGCAAATTGCAGGCAATCATCTCGGTCGTCACTGTTAACGTAATTTAATCTATTAATAGTTCGTTCAGCTAAAAGGACTAACATCTTCTCGGCTGTTGTAGTTAACTTATCAGCTTCCTTTGAGAGTACCATTTCATTATATAGATCTTTATTATTTAGGTAATTCTTTTTTCTTTTTGCCATTATGTTGTATGTGTTTAATCTTATACGAAAAAAAGCCCAACTGTTTCCAATTGGGCTTTTTATATTAAGTTAATTGATTTTAAATAGAATCTTCAGCATTTATCTGAAGTTTATTTTTTTCTATTCTCATTGGCTCTTCATTTACAAACACTGTTAGTATATCTGATTTTCCTTGTCCAGTCCATTCTAATGCGTCTACTTTAACTGTAGTTCCTTTAGGGAATTCATCGCCTTCTACTTTGATAGTTGCGTCAATATATCCATCATCTTTGGTAAGAAGATCTTCATTGTTTAGTTCACCCAATTCTTCTGAAATTCTTTTAATTTCAGAATTTAATAATTGATCAGCTGCTTTAATATCTGGTAAATTTCTATTAGCTTCTGCTAATCTACCCTTTTGATCTTTTAAGAATGCAATCATTTCATGCATCAATGACAACTTTTCGTTTTTAACTTCTCTTCTAGATTTATAAGATTCTAAAATATCTTCAACCATTGGTGTAATATCTACACCTGTTTCTTCTGCAACATATTCAATGGCAGCGTCAGCTAATAATTTAGTGAAATTTTCTATTTTTGTAGATTCATTTACTCTATAAATAAACATATTGTTGTCTGCTCTCATAGCCAAAACTTTAACATCGCCATCGGTAGATTCAGAAATAAATTCTAGAACACCATAATGGCTAAAGTTTTTAGATGCAAATTCAAATAAATTTACTAATTCTTTATCTTCATATCTAATATATGCTACTGAAAACATATGCTCTGATATTGGCATTGCATTTGACCATGCTAATTCAACGTTTCCTGCATAAAATTTATTCTCTGATAAATTATAAGAAATCTTTACTGTTACAGCACTTTTAAGTAATTCTGTTCTAGATGATTCTAGAATTGATAATTCCTTTTGAATTTCTTTAACTGCATTCTTTTTACCTGTAACTTTATATGATTTAATGTTCCCTTCTAAGAAATCTATTTTTTCATTTAAAGATACTAATGTATCAAAATTATTCAATGAGGATTCTTCAATTTTAGAAATGGTTTTCTTATTGATGTAATCATAGTGAAATGAAATACCTTCATTTGTAATGTTAAACAATGCATTTGCTTTAATCAATGCTGTAAAATCTTCTGAAACATCAGTAATTTTTTCGATATGACTACCTGTCATTCTGAAATTTTGACCACCTGCATGGAATACGAATCCATTCTTGGATTCTAATACTGGTGAAATAATTCCTTTATTTAATTTTGCCATGTGTGTTATTTAATTTTTTATATATATCTTTATTTTATTCTTCGAAAGGCGCGTCAGTTATTGAAACGTCGTTTGAGTCTCCAAAAAGAGGCTTATCTTTTTCTCTAATACCTGGTGTGTCTATCTTTGTAGTGCCGAAACTAAATATTCTATTTGAATCTTTTCTTCTTTTAGATGTTCTTAATAGTTGTGAATTTGTATTTATTAACGTAGTTAATCCTGCACTAATTGGATCAAATATGCTATCGTTATCTCCACATGAATTTGGATCTTGAGTTAATATCCATGACATACTATCGGGATTCCATGTATATTCAGCACACGTTTGATCATAATAGACTAATGGATTTGGTAAATCACCTTCATATAATTGTGACGGGTCTAAAGAAACTAAATTAGGATCACCATAATTAGCTAAAACACCTTCTGAATAAACAGATCTTGTATATTTAGTATAAATGTCTTCTTCAAAATCAAATGATGGAATGAATGTATTGATCTCTAGGCTAAATGTAATTTTATGATTTTGTTTATCGTCAAATCCGTATTCTATAGGACGTTCTTGCGTGTAATCATCTGGCATCATATATTCTGATGAGATTCTATACATGCCGTCTTCTAAGTGACCTGCGTCAACATGGAAGAAATTAGCCTTATACATTTTTTTAATAATAGATTCAGTAACCTTAAATATATCCAATTGGCTAGATAATAAAATTTCAATATCTACACCCAATACACATGGAATCATTTCAAACTCTGCAACATATCCTTCCATTAAACCTTGATTATTCATCATGGTATAATTACCTAAATTTCTTTTATTGACTAATTTACCTGGATCTACTGAAAATGAAGTTAGATTTACAATACCTCTTGGTACTTTATCGTAATTACCGTTAGCATAACTGCCATCAGGATCACAACCTTCTCCATTAACATTAGTAAATAAAAAGTTATCTTTAACAAAGTTTTCATCACCTGAAACTGCATAAAAAAATGGAACATCAATAATAGATCTTTCGTCATTAGAGATTTGTCTCCAAAAACTAAGTTTACTATTTAGATCAGCTAAAAGACCTATGATAATGTGTCTAATGACACTATCGTCGCGGTTATATTTGAGATTATAAGTTGCCATATAGTTTATATATCTTATTCAATGGTTTCTATAGTAAATTTAGAGAAACCGTTCTCTCTGTATATCTGTATCTTTTTATCGAATATTTCATGTGGTAAAACAGAGTGGTTTATCACAAATGTATTTATCTTGTTTTCTTTGATGACTTGGTTTAATATCTTTAAAATGTTATATACACCGTCATGATCGACAGAACTTAATAATTCGTCTAAGAATAGTAGATTTAATTGTGGAAATCTTAATTTAAGTATTTTAATGATTGCTATGATAATTATGAAATCTGCTTTCTTGCGCTCTCCTGTTGACAGTGTCATTGGATTGATGTCTTCGCCTAAGTGATTAATGATACAATTGAACTTTTCATCAAACCTAATATGAAACTGTAAGTGCATAGTTTGCGTCATTGCAGCAATGTTAGTATTTAAGCCTGGTAAAATAGTTTTTACTGCCAAATTTTTAACTCCATCTTCTCCTAAAACCCTCTCCACGATTTCCATAAACACATGATCAGAATTTAATATATCTTTATCATTTGATTTAACTTGTTCTTTTTCTTCAAAATCTTTAATCAAACTCTTTAAGTGTTCAAACTGTGAATCATCTGGAGTGCCTTTAATCTTGAGTAATTCAGATTTAAAGGTTTTCATATTGTATTTAATATCTGATGTTTTGGATTCTATTTCTCTTTTACCAGATTTTAAAGTTTCTATATTTGATTTAATACCATCAAGAGATTCTTTAAGAATTTTAATATCTACTGTGTCTTTTTCTATTTTAGAACAAAAGTGATCCTTCTGTTCTAAGTGCCATTCACTGTCTAAATCAGTTTCACATGTTGGACACTTTCCACTCTCATAAAGATTTAATTTCTTTTTTAAATATTCTATTTCGTGTTTTAGTGTAGACGCATTGGATCTTGTGGTTTCATATGATGTATTGCTTTCTTTTATCTTATCATCTATTTCTGATTTTTCTAAATCTAATACTTTTACACTTTCATTAAGTTCCAATAAATTAGATTTTAATTCATCTATTTTATTATTGTTCTTTCCTCGAGATTCTTCAAGTAAAGTATTAAGCCTGCCTCTAACTGATCCTATAGAATCTATGATCTGATTTAATTCTGATTCATATGAATCGATATCCATTTTAACTTGTCTTCTCTCGGTTTTAATATTCATTTGCATATCGTTGAGAATAGAAAATCCAAACATCTTATCAATGATTTGTTTTTTATCTTGATTTGACATTGTCAGAAATGACTTAAAATCATTAACCGATAGAATGATAATATTTTTAAAGACATGATATGGAATTCCGAAAATCTCTTCTTCTAAATAATCTTGAACTGATTTTTTACCTGCTTTATCAAATTCAACTCCATTTAATTTTACGCTAAATTTATTTGGCATTAAACCCCGCTCTATTACGACATCTATTGGTCCACATGCTAATCCTATCTTAACATATAATTCCTTGTTGATTCTATTTGGTAAATCAGAAAGTTTGACACCTTCCACTCTTCCATATAATGCATATATGATAGCATTGGCGATAGTAGTTTTACCATCGCCGTTTTTACCAAGTGTTAAAAATAACTTAGACTCGTCTTCTTCAAATTGTATTCTTTGTAATTGATTACCATATGAAGCGAAGTTTTTGAATTCAATAAAATCTATTCTCATATTTCTCCACCGTTATTATATGCACACTGATCGTATAGCACTTTTAACTTTTGTTTTAATTTGTTCTTAGTTTCTTCATCGTCACCTAATCCATCGACATATACGTTACATAAATTAAGAATGTTGTAATTCTTATACATCTCTTCAACATCATCCATGTCATGGAAATCTTTGTCAATGTAATTATCTTCATGATAAATGTTTGGTTCTAGTTTTCTACTAATATTTTGAATTCTATTAATAAGTTGGCTTAATGCATTCGTAGTAGCAATCTTAGAAGGTACAAATAAATCTACGAAGTTGTTTTTTATCTGATTCTTGAACTGACCCAGTGTCATATCATATAACTGTAAGATGTTATATTTGATAAACTTAGGTGATACATCATTCACAAAGAAAGTCTCTGACATGTCTTCTAAATCTACCATATCAAATCCTTTAGTGTTATTAGCGTCTGATCTGGTTAATTGGTATGGTGTACCAACCATTAAAAGTTTATCTCTTTCTTGTCTAAAGTGTATGTGACCGCTATAAACTCTTGTATATTTGCTATAAACATTAAACTCTGTTCCATGTTCATTTTTTACCTTTGCATTTAAATAAATGCCCTTTACTTCAGAATGGCAAAATACAATTTCGGCTGTTGGAAATTCTGCCAATGTTTCAGTTTCATGAGAAGAATCTCTTCTCCATGGCATCATTAATATTTTTCTGCCTGACCAATCCATCAATTTAGGTTCTTTATAAATCTGAATGTTTGGGATCCACTTAAGAGAATCTATTGATGTTACGTCATTTGAACTTTTTGCCCATATATCATGATTACCGCATATAATATGCACTGGTAATATTTTACCTAACCTTTCGAATAAATCAACTGCATAATTCAATACTCTAATATTGATACTTTGTCTATTGTCGAATGTGTCTCCGACTTGTACAAGAACATCACCGGGTTTTACATTTTCCTTTAAAGCAGGTATAAAAACCTCTTCGAAGAATTGTTTTTGAATGTCTAACCATTCCATAGAGTTTGATCTTACACCGAAATGTAAATCTCCGAGCACCCATACTCGATTGGCGCCCTTTTTTAAAATAAGAGGTTCAATCATTTAGAAAAGTTTCATTATATTCTTTTGCTTCAATATACCAGTACGCAAATCCAATTCTTGTATTAAATCTTCTTTGTATACATTTGATAATGAACTGTAGAATTTAGTTGGATTAATGTCAAAATAAACACATAATTCACTAAATAAATCTATGCGGCTGTTTTTGATTGACATCTCATCAACAATATATCCATATATGCTGTTAATATCTGCCTTCTTTAAAGTGGCACATTTTCCTAGTGAATCTATTTTATTAAAAGATTTAAATCTAGAGACCTCGATTAATCTGTGGATTTCTCTAGCTATTAATTCAAAATGGATTTTATCTTCTTCAGATTTGGTATCCTTTACATTTGGATCTAATTCAAAGGTAATGTTAGTAAATTCTGTATCTGGTGATTCAAAATTATTGTTGAAAATTTTATCATTTTTTGCCATAATTATATACTGTGTAAGTTTGAATTAGTAGTTTCTTCTGTTTCTATTAACCTCATGAAATTCCAATTTATGTTTAGTTTACATTTAGTTCCTTTGCCTTCACCATCTCTGATCTTTAAAACCTTTAACCAATATTCTGAATTGGCTCTCATTAAATCATCTTGAATAATACCCAACATAACATCGGCTGTGTGTGAAAGTCCTGCAGATTCAGCAATGTCTGTCATGCCAATATCTGAAGAGTTATAACCATTTCTGGTAATTTGTGTCGCTGTAACTATTAACCAGTTATTACGAATACCCATTGCTCTAAGATCTTCAGCAATTTGCTTAATCTTCATATAAGTATTCTCTGTGTTTTGGTTTCTATAGTTTGCTAAAATGTTAATGTAATCAATAACAACTGCTCCTACTTTAATTTGACGCTCTTCTTCTATTTGATTAACATATGCTTCAATATCTAATACTGTTGCCTGCGAAGTTGGGAATTGCTTAACAAATAAAGAACCTGGCGGTGTGAATCCATCACCAACGGTTTCTAATCTACGTTTGATATGATCTTTATTCTTTGCTTTATCACCATATTCATTAATGTTAATAGTTAATAAATTAGAACCTATACGCTTTACGAATTTATGTGCTGCCATTTCTGCGGTTACTACTACAGTGTTAGTTCCCATTTTTACAAAGTTTGCAGCGTCATTTGCTAAATAAATTGACTTACCGATATTTTGTTCACCTGCATATACAATTAAGTTACCTCCCTTATCATAACCTCCGCCTAACATTCTATCTAAGAAGTTATAACCTGTGCTTACTTTCTCTGTATCCTTTTGATCATGTGAGTCTACTTCAAAGAAATCTAATCCAAGATCTGAATTAAATGATAAATTATTTCTATCATTAATTAAACCCTTAACTTTAGTGACAATACTGTCTACGTTTTCAGGTGTTACTTGTGTTGTTTTAATAAATTCTATAGTGTCAATAAGCGATGTATCAAATGTTCTCCATTTAATCCATGATTCTGCGGTAGTAGTTACCCATTCCTCATCATATTGATCTAAGTCTACTTCATATACTATATTAAGAATTTCAGGTGTTACCTTTTCTTTAGCTTTTTCACTTCTTTGAATTAACATGCTTAATTGATCCTTTGTAGGAGTCTCATTAAATCTTTCAAAAAACTTATTAGCTAATTGACTCAATATGTCGATTTCTTGTGATGTGTAAAAACCTGATTTAATACTCTTTAAGTATTTGGTCTTAACTAAAGATAATCTAAAGAATATTTTTTCAAAGTCTTGTCCGAATTGCATATTTTAATTTATTAGGTCTTGTTATCCTTCTATGGACACTATGTTATTTTGTTTCTTTGTTAGAAGCAGTATCATTCAAATGGATTAGTCTTAATCTTCCATGATTCTTTACCATCGGCTGGGTTTAATACTTCTACTAAATCCAAATCCACTAATTCATTAATAGATTCCAAAAGGTGAGATTCTTCAGTTTCCGGAAATCTATATGTTTTCAATGCGTGTAAAGTAAAATTACCTCGATGTCTGTCAGGCATCCTAACACATAATTTTATTTCTGATAATAATAAATCAAACGCAGATGGATAATCTGGTAAATCTTTTTCAATACCTAAAATATATTTAATAGGTAATTTATCCTCATTAATCTTCATCAGATTCCAATATAGATTCTAAGTCAATTTCTCTCTCTTCTGTATTGTAATTGAATACATGCTTGATTCTACTTTCAATCTTCTCTAAAACCTCTTGTGTAAATACTTTATCAGTAAAGAAATCTTTGTTAGGTACAGTATGATCTAGGTGTTTACATATCCAGTTTCTTGAAGTTGCTTTAGGCGTTTTTACACCCTTTTCAATAATACCTTTAGTAATACCAATATCTTCCCAATCAATATATTGTTCCAATCCAACATATGCATTCATACCTTCAGTAAAGTGTAAATGGAATTTAATATTGGTTGGTTTTGCAAAACGATTCTTATTAGGCTTAGCTGTCACGATAATACCAGCTTTATCTCCACCTGTATCTTTAAGTTGTGCCTTTCCTAAATATAAAACAATTGATGCTGCATATTCTGGTCCAGTTCCACCACCCGCGACTTGTCTTGAGATAAAGTCTTGTGTTTGATATGTATGATTAGTAAAAATAAAAGGTATCTTAAGATCTGCCAATGGTGTCATGATGATTCTAAAAATAGATTTTAGAACTTTAGATCTTGTCATATCTGCTTTTTCAGATCCTGATCTAGCATCATCGATTTCTTTTTGAGTTGCTAAGTTACCTGCAGAATCAAGAATCATCATGATCTTTGGTGTTTTTCCACCATTACGCTTTACTTCTTGCATTTTGCTAGTAAGCGTAGTAACTGATGTTCTAAATTCTTGAACAGTATTAATAGGTTGGTAATTAACTTTTGTTACGTCAATTCCAAACTTTTCCATTTGATCTTTGTCAACTGCTGCTTCAGAATCAAAGTAAATTACATTGTAGCCCATTTCAATTGCCTTTCTAACAGAGTTCAATACTAAGAATGTTTTACCTGTACCTGATGGTCCGGCGATTGAACATGTTCTACTGTTAGGCCATCCACCAAATAGTGAACCACTAACACATGCGTTTAAATGAAAATTACCAGTGTCAATCCACTCTGTAACTTCGCTAAATGTAGAGTCAGCCATAATTGATCCCATTGGATTTAATGTTTTTAACTCTGAGTTTATGTCTGCGAAACTAAAATCTTTCTTTGCCATATTATTGTTGTATTTTTATATTATATTACAAACGGGTCGTTTGTTTCTTCTGCTTCACTTTCTGGAAATCTTAATGCTTCTTCACGCCTAAGAGTATTTAGTGCATAAACTGCTTCATCAGCTTCTTTCTTAAGATCATCGATTTTCAATTGAATATCGCTTAATCTATTCAAGATTTTGTTATATGCGTCAACATATTCTTGTTGTTCTGGTGTTAAATTAACTTCCATTTTATGCTATATTATTAGGGACTTCCAATTCTAATTCTAATTGATTAGGATCTTTTTTGTATTTGTCAGCAATGTTCCAAGATAAATCTCTGACTACTTGACCTAATTCCATATTATTTGGGAATTCCTGTGCTAATTCTGTAATTTTGTTTTCTAATTCTGTCATGTTCTTTGTTTTTAAAATAGTGCCGAGGCGTATATTAAGTTAGTGTCTAACGTTTGTAATCCAATTGCTGTAAGAACCCTATTTAAAGGATCGATCATAGCTTTTTCAAATTGTGTATCGTAATCTACCTTTGGTGCTATTTCATAAGGATGTTCATTTGGCATGAATGCGTAGACTTCACTAATAGTTCCTATACAATTGTATATTTTAAGTTTTTCTCCATTAGCTATCAGTTTATATTTGTTTTTATATTTTTTATTATTATTTAAAATATAATTATAGTAACCTGCTGCCTTTACGTTTGCCGGACATTTTAAACCAACTTGTAGCTCTTCTTGATCATCAAGAATGTATTTGTCTATGTTATTGGTTCTCTTATTAAATGAAATATCGTCAATATCTGCTAGTTTAAACTCTTTCTTACACTTTTTCATAAATTCAACAAGCTGTTGTAATTCTGTTGCAGTTGGTTGAATTTCAGATGTAAAAAGAATTCTAAGACATTCTACTAGTTTTTCTCTTGCAAATTTAGGAGTAGATGATTGAATAGTATCAAACCCGATAGTTTTAACCTTCTTTAATGAAGGGTGTCTATCTGTCACTTCTAGTTTATCGTCCCATGCAATATTCTGAATATACTTTTTCTTTGACATCCAAATACCATTATATGCTAATGATTCTAATTCGAACATAAGGAAATTATCTGTATTTCTTTTATCTGCATATTTTTCCATACATTTAGTAATGTAATCCTTTAATCTAAAGGCATAAAATGCAAGAATAAACTCGTCTATTTTTAATTTCTTAGTTTCGTCAGCCCATATAATAGATTCATATAGATCTTGAAATTGTACATAGCATGAATCAGTATCAATATAAATTACTGCAGGCTTTTCTATTTTACCCTTTACTTTAATATTGAATTGTTCATGAACTGCAGTATCTTTGTGCCAGAAATCATTAACATATTTGTTAAGAATTGTTTCTGAATAAAGAATTGCATTTTTACCTTGCTTGGTAATTGATTCAGCTATGTCTAAATTAAAAAAGTGAAACCACTTATTACCAAATGCTCCATAAATGGAGTTAAGAGTTAACTTAACTGCTTGTTCATACGCAGTGTATTTGGCAGATAGCTGCTTGTAGTGGTCTACAAGCAGCTGAGCCTCATCATCTGTGAGTTGATCAATTGATTTTTTTTCTAACTCTTCTAATATCATCTATTAAGCAGTTTGGCAAGTTGAAATTGTCAATAAAGTTTCTGAATCATTTGATTCGAATACTACTTTAGAATCTGACACATAAACAGTTTGCTCTTCTTTGTCTAATAGATTTAAATATTTTTTGTAAACAGTAACCAGACCAGTACCATTTGTATCTGGTGTAAGTACTACATTAAATGATTTTCCATTCACGTTAATACCTTGTACATCAGAAAGGATGCCGAATGTTTCATCTTTATCAAGTGAGAATAAATTCTTAACTTTACCGATTGAATGTGTATCTAGTTTAAAATCAAATTTAGAATCTGATCTTGCAAAGATAGCATCGCGTTGTTCTTGAGAAAGATCTTTAAATCCTAAAGATGGCTCTGAACAAGAAAGTGTAATTTCTAATTCATCATTAAAGATACGTAAAGTAGATGCAACGAATTCTTCGTCGTTTTCAATAAATTCTAATTCACCTTTAATTGCGTCATGGTCAAAATGCTTAATAGCTTCAATAACTTTGTTACCTTCAAAGAATGCAATTTTCATTTCTTTGTCAGTGTCTGGCCATTCACTTACTTGGAAGATTTTATCTGCAGCAATAGAGTGGTGCTTTACAGCATCTCTTTGTGGAAGATAAACAGTTGAATGGATTTGACCCTCTTTTATTTTCATATAAATGAATGAGTCGATTAGTTTAACGCGATTGATAAACTCTGTTAGTGCATGTTGGTCAATGCGATCAATTTTTAATTTCATAATTGTTATTTGTTTAGATAATGATATTTGAATATTATACCTATAACTATGAAATAGTTTCATAAAAAAAGGACATACTGTTATGGTATGTCCTTTGGTTAATTTTACTTTAAATTTTAATATTATCTAAGACCTAATTCATCTCGTAAATCTTTCCAGTCAAAATCAGCAATGATTTCTTTAACTGTCATTTCATTATTTTCACCCCAATCAGATATGTAATCAAACATTTCTTCTCGGCTAAATTCGTCTTCGTCTAATTTACCATCCATGAATTCATCTTCATATGAATCATAAATGTCATCTGCAACTTCATCAGTAAACACTCTAAGTTTTTTAATGTCTGATGATGAATATTTCTCGTTTAATGTTGAAGTAAATGATTCGAATGTTTGTACGAATTTGTTTGCTTTTGCCATAATATTTTATTTTTTTATGTATTATTAGATTATATATCTATTTTTTCTTTGAACAAAACGAAGCCGGGAAGTAGCGAACCCCCGGCTTCTATCCGAAAACTAGTTTCGGTCCTAAGAGTGGTATTCAAACCACACCTTTATTTTATCCCTCGCAGCTGACACATTCAAGAATATTCCTTGAAAACGATTGAGCTGAACTTTGACTAAATTGATAGTAAAGTGTTTTAACCCCTTCTTCATGTGCTGATAGGTACAATTTATTAATATCCTTTGCTGATACACTAGGGTGTATCATTATGTTTAGTGATTGTGATTGATCAATAAATTTCTGTCTTTGTCCTGCTTGAGTAATTAATTCCATCGGTGTAATTTCAATGAATGATTTAAAAACTCCTTTAGTAGGAAAATCTAAGTGCTGTACACTTCCATCTCTTTTTAAGATTTCTTCCCAAACTTGTGGAGTATTTAATCCATACTTCTCTAATTCCTCTATTAAATGTGGATTCTTATAAATAGTTTTAGACTTTGCAAGATCCTTAATAAAATAGTTAGATTTAATTGGTTCAATTCCCATAGAAACCTGACCTAAAATAAATGAACTACTTTTTGTTGGAGCAACTGCTAATAGAGTTGTGTTTGCAAAACCAGGTCTAATTGATTTATAATCTCTTTCATCATGTAACCATTTTGATGCTGATTCGCTTCTCTCTTTTAATGTACTAAATATATCATGATTTAATGCTTTCGCTTGTAAAGAATCAAATTCGATTAACTTAGATTGAAATAGTGAATGATAACCTAAAACTCCTAAACCAAGTGCTCTGTGTTGTTCTGCAAATCTATGAGCTCTTGCCATTCCTGGTAGATTATAAGATTTCTTTACAAATTCATCCATTACTGCATTCAAAAAGAGTACATATGTTTCTATTGCATCAGTTTCTTTAATTGCATCCCAGTGTAATAGATTAATAGAACCTAAACAACATACGAATGAATTGAATGAATCAGTTGGTAATTGAATTTCACTACAAAGATTTGATGCTGTGATCTCTAATCCTAATTCTTTATATGGTGAATTATTATTAGATGTATCTTTAAACATTATGTAAGGAAATCCAAACTCATTACGCTTTTGAATAATCTTTGCCCATATTTTACGTTTAGCAGAATCACCATCTTTCATCTCTTGAATCCATTGATCTCCTACAGTAACTCCAAATTGTAAGTTTTGAATTGGATTACCTTCACTTCCAATATCTAAGAATTCTAAAATATCGTCATGTTCTACTGGCAACCATGCTGCACATGCTCCTCTTCTTGCCTCTGATTGTTTACATACATCAACTGTAGTGTCATACATTCTTGCATAGTGTACTGGTCCATCTGCTGTTCCTCCTGTTGAAATTACAGTTCCTCTTGATCTGATGTTTCCTAAATAAACTGAAGTTCCTCCACCATATTTAGACATCATTCCAATTTCTCTACTTCCATTTAAGATACTATCTAAAGTATCGTCAACATTAGAGCCATAGCAACTAACTGGAAGTCCTTTGTCTTTTCCAAAATTAATCCATACTGGTGTTGATAAACTATAGAATCCTTTTGTCATATAGTCTTCAAACTTCTTTGCAAATCCTTCGATCTTTAAATATCTTTCTGCTGTATTTGCAACGTCTTTGATTCTTTGTTCTGGTGTTTCGCTAATGTAACCTCTTGACAGAAACGTACGACTGTCTTCATTTAGCCAGTAATTTTTTTCGTAATCCATATATGTGTATGTTTTAAAATAAATCGTCTTCGGTTATTGCCTTAGACTTCTTGTTATAATCGACGCTCTTCTTGTAAAAGAAATCGCCCTCTTTTGTTGAAAGTATCTCAACATCGAACCATAATGACTTTTCAACTTCTGTGAAATCTACATCAAATACTGGCTTCATACCGATTCTTTGTAGTGAGTTGTTAAATCTGTTTTGAATAAAAGATTTAATAGTTTCTTTTGACAAGAAATCAAGTTCTCCTTTTTCAAAGATCCAATCAAGAATTTTAACTTCTGCTGCATATGCTTTTTTACATGCAGAATCTATTAGATTCTCAAATTCTTCATCGAACCATTCTGGATTCTCTTCTTTAATAATATTAATTAATTCTGAACCAAAGTTTCCATGTATCTCTTCTTCCTTTGATGTTGCTTCAACTACATTTGAAATACCTTTAAATAGGTTTTTCTCTTTGTTGAATGACATCATAATATAGAATTGGCTAAATAAACTTACGTGTTCTATAAATAAAGAAAACAATAATACAGATTTTGTATACATTTTATCATCTCTAGATCTAGAACCGTCCAAATATTTTTTTAAGTATGCAATTCTATCTTTAATTGCAGGAATCTCAACAACCTTTGTGAATTCTTCTTCTAATCCAAGAATTCTTAATAATTGAGCATATGCATCCTTGTGTCTTACCTCTGATTCGGCAAATGTCATTCCTACATCACCAACTTCCGTAATTGGCATTCTCTTATAGAGATCAGCCCAAAAAGTTTTCACATTTACTTCAATCTGAGCAATTGCTAGCATTGATCTTTTTATTACTTCTCTTTCTGAGTCAGAAACTTTAGTTTTAAAATCGTCGATGTCTGTTGTGAAATTAAATTCAGTATGAATCCAATATGAATGTCTAATAGCATCCTTGTATGCCAGTAACTGTGGGTATTCGTAAGGTAAAATGTTGACTCTTGGTTGAAATATGTTCTTATTCATTATTTACATTTGTTTTTAGTAATTTATATATCAAGTAAATAACTAAGGTCTTGTTAAATTATTTTTTTATTTTTTTTTCTAGTTCATATGCCTTCTCATGATACGCATATGACGTCTTTTTGTAATCTTTACGCTGTGCATATAAATCACTTAAAATCTTTTTAAGAATAGAATCTTCCTTTTTAAAGACTACTCCGTTTTCGCAGACGATTACGTTTTCATCTTTTCTTCTTTCGTTTATTTCAGGCTGAGTAACTTGTTCTACGTATGATTCTGGTGATATATTAAATTGTCTCATGATTGAAGGATATAGAGAAGCAAAATCAAATGCACTTACTCCAGAATAATATCCAACAATCGGTTGTTTAACAAATGCTCCTTCAAATTTACCTTCTTTAAGAGCATCTGCTTTTCCATATTCTACGCCTATCTTTTTATTAGTTTCAGCTAATTTTCTGGCTAATAATGATTCTGTTATCGCAACAGGTGATGACGCCTTATACAGTGGCATTTTGGTAATGGTAGCTAAAGTTAAAAGAACTTCCATAGATCTTAGCTGTCTATCAATATAATACACAAGACATGAATCAATTACGTTGTAGTAGATGTATTTGGTAAAATCATTTTCATACAAATCCTGTAATGATCCACTGTATTTAATTTTATTAATATCTAATACTGCACCTGAAACAAAATCCAATGAATTTGATTCTTTTACTGCAACCGAACGATCATATTTGTCATATAATTGCATATAATCTAAAATACCCATATGAAGTGGTCTACTATCGTTTCTATCTAAAGAACCAGTGATAGCCACGTCAGTCAGGTCAATTTGTAGTCTTTTACATCTATTAACTATATACTGCCAATCATAGTTTATGAAATTCCACCCTGTCATCATTGGGAACTTAGGCAAAAACTTATGAAGGAATGTATATAGCATATTATATTCATCATCAAATTTATGATAAGAGAATTCCCAATCTTGATCATAATTTTTTAGATACTCATTTGTATCATCATTAATCTTTTTAACTTTATCATGTGGCATATCTTCTAAACCTAACACTATCGCCTTACGCTCTGGTGTAATGATTGAGAATGATAATATACGTGATTTTGCCTCTTCTGGTTTTGGAAAACCATCAACTATCTCTGTCTCAATATCGACGAAATATGTTCTTGGCATATTGAACTCATAGATCTCTTCTTTGTCTGCTTCTGGTAAAGAATCCATGAAATATAATAAACTAAACTTATTGAATGATTTAGCAAACCCTCTTTTAAGAGGTCTATCATCCCAGTTTCTATATGTTTTATCTTTATATTTGTCAGTTTCTTTGGTAACTACCCAGTTTTGAAATTGGTTTACACCATATCTTTTAAATGAAACTTTACCTTCTTTATTGTAATACGAAATTATTAATTCCTTATCTGTTTGTTCAATGTCTAATAGCATTAATAATTATTTTTCTGGCGGTTAACATTCTCTTCAGCCTTTGCAAAGTAATAATTGTAGGCTGTTTTTGCGTCTAATCCGATTGAAGATGCATAATTGATAAAGAAGTGTAGAATATCTACCCATTCCATATACAATTCTTTTTTGTCTCCTTCGGACATGTCAGACATTTTTAATGTATTATATTTTGTAAAGTCTTTCTTCCAGTATTTCCATACTGCATTTCCACTACCATCTTTAATACCTCCAAGTGCATCTGTCATTTCATGAACCTCATCCATTAGTGAGTGCGTGTTAACATGCCAGAAATCCATAATTTCTCGGATGGTCATATTATCAAAGTTAATACCATAAGTCTGCTCTTGCATCTTCTTTTGGTTTTCCATGATATCTGATAAGTGTGTTGTTGATTGATCGTAAAAGTCATTTACTTCTAGATCTTTGCATTCGTTGTCTATATTTGCCATTTTTTTAAAGTGTTATATTATTAATATGAAAAAGGTGTGGATAGTTTCAGTATTTATAGATCCATTTTTAAAACTTCTCCCCATTCTCTTTTAGAATTAGTATTTTCTTTAGTTTCTTCTGAATCCGGTAGAGGATTTCCTCCAACATTCCAGAACCATGCTCCTGGATTTCCATGTTTAACCATGAATTCCCATGCCTTTGCATCATAATTCATTGCCGATGGAAACGGTGGTGCAAACTCTGGTTTCACATCTGATGCAAATGCTTTAGGATGTGACCAAACTTTAGCTCTTCCTAATTCCCCCGTCTTGATATTTCTAGAGACTGCAACTGCATTGAATTTAGCATCTGGCCATGCAATCTGTAGTGATCTAGTAAGAACTCCTGTTGAAATTGCAGACCAAACATCTTCTGGATATCCATGTTTTTCAGCAATATTATATGCCACTTTAATGGCAGCTGCCGTAACTAATTCATGTTTAAGTCCTAGTGGAATAAAGGTTGCATTATTATCTTCTGCCCATTGTTTTGCAATAGCATTAAGATTAGGCATTGCTGCAATTCTTCTAAATTTAGGAATAGCTCCTCTTTCAATACAAATAGCTTGGTGATCTGATATAACTTTACCAGATGGCATAAATAGAACTAGTTTTTTATTATACTTGTTGGCTAAATATGCAAGTGAAATACCTGCAAATCCAAATCTCGGCTGCACATATACTAACGTGTCTGTTGGTGCCTTTTGAACTAGAATATCTCCAAACCTACATTTAGATCCAAATCCCATCATATCATCTCTTACTACTTTAAAACCAGAATGATCTATAATAATTGGATCATCTAATGGATCTTGCCAATCCCCTGCTAAATCTAGCCATGCTTGTCTATTAGGCATCATTAGATTTAGATCTTGATTCATTGTACTTTTTGTGTGATTATCGTGTGCCATATTTAAAAGTTTGTTTCTGTTGTGTCTTCTTTGTATTTGTTATGGAAATCTGTAATCTTTTCTACTGCTTCCTCTGCTGTGTCTACTACCCTGAATAAATCAAAATCTTTATCGCTGATTGCACCATGTTCCCACACAGTACTCTTCATCCAATTAACTAGACCTTGCCAATATGATTTGCCTACTAATACTATTGGATATTTTACGTTATGTCCACATTGTGCAAGAGTAATAGCTTCAAACAATTCATCAAGCGTGCCAACTCCACCTGGAAATATTACAAAGGCTTGTGAATATTTAAGGAACATTACTTTACGAGTAAAGAAATATCTGTTCTCTACTCCAAGATCTACATATTCGTTCATACTTGCTTCAAACGGTAATTCAATACCAACTCCAATTGATTTTCCACCGGCATTATGAGCTCCTTTATTTGCAGCTTCCATAATTCCAGGTCCTCCGCCTGTCATGACACCAAAACCAGCTTCTACTAATAATCTACCAATCTTCTCAGCTTCTTTATAGATTTTATTAGTACTTAATGTTCGTGCGCTTCCAAAAATAGAAACATATGAACCTTCTAATTGATTAAAGGTATCAAATCCTTTTGTAAATTCTCCTTGGATTCTTAGGATTTGCCATGCATCTTCTGCTTTATTTTTCATCTTCATTGTTTTACTCGTTTGGATAATCTCTACCCCATAAATACTTAGTTGTTTGTCCATTTACTAAAACACTTTCGGTTGGATGTTTAGCTAAATTAAAATCTCCATCAAATATCCAAGTGTATGGAATTCTTTTTGTTGGTGATTTAATATTGTGGCTAATTGCGATGTGTTTGTAGAAAAAACACGTTTTATCCTCTACGTTTAAATACTTTTGACTTTCCATTGGATTATCTGGATGATTTACCAATACATCCATTTGTCTAATCCATTCTTCCGCATGTTTGTTTTCTGAGATAAATTGTCCGTCAGTGTCTATTGAATATTTTACTTTTCCATTAAGATTAACACCACCAAATATCTGTTGCATACCATCAAAATGACCGGTACCACCGAATAATACGGACTCGGGATCTACAAGATCAGGTCTACTCATAGCAACATATCTTGCAGTGTTTTTACATGGGTATAATGGTGATCTAAAGTTTTGATGTTCTTTAAAGTAGGCTTCTAATAATTTGGCAAACTCCATCATTGTATATGGTCTATCTAAATCTTTAAGAATATGAGCCATGTCCTTGGCTGCTTTCCTAGGTCCTTCAATTAACCAGTCTTTAACCTTTGTACCTTTAGGATAATAGATTTGAAATAAATCATTTCTAGCATGTCTATTTTCTACAAAGTGTTCTCTTGTTTTCTCTTCACCTATATTAATTAATTTTGTAATAGTTCCCCAGTGTTCATTTGAAAATGAGAATACAATTGTATAATATAGTAATTTCTCTAGATCTGTCTCATGTTGCATCATATAACAATACGGATGCTCATGCCAATGTAATCTGTGTGAGAATATTTGATAGTCTTCTAAAAGAAGTTTATCTTGTCTTTTGTCGAATCCTCTGCAAAATTCAAAAAACTTTGCTAGTCTTTCTTCTTCTGTCCAATCCTTCATCCAACTCTCTGTTGGTTTTTTCTTCTTAAATACAATATCAGTGCATGTACCTTCGTATGTAATATTTTCATATTCATGTGACATGTCGTCTTCGAATGTAAATAGTTTATTCATTATCAGCTATCATTTTTTTATATTCCTCTACTGAAATTCCAGCACCTTGTAATACTTTGTCATCAGATGGAAATTGTGTCATATCATTAAATGTTTTTAGTAAACCCAAATCTAACATAGCTTTTTGTCTACCGTACGGATGATCAGTGATTGAAGAAGAATTCCACAAAGTGTCCATGTTTATGTGTGAATAATCTTTTCCAGGTCTTAAGTAGTTTTCTATCCATCTGATAAAATCACAAGCAACATCTTCGGCATTATATGGAAGTGATCCAGTATCTTCATAAATCTTAGTCATAACTGCATCTAAAAACTCTTCACTCTTTTTACCTTTCTTTTCTACAGGATCTGCAAGATAACCAATACATTCTACCGCGTTAGTTCCATAATAGAACATCGTTTCTCTATTCATAAATTCAGGGAACCAATCACATACATCTGCTATTACTGCAGCATATTGGAACCTATAAACTCTTAATCCATTATCTGAATTCCATTTAAACATCCATTCACCAAGTTCACGTAAATCTTTTTTACCGCCGCCTCTTAAGAAATTAGCCATTTCTCTTGCAAGTCTTGGTGCGTATTCACATAAGAAATAATCTCCACCTCTTTTATAGACATATTCTGGTTCAGTAAAACTTGCCATTCCTATAAAACTGTCCTCGTCCACGTTTGGTTTTGGAGGTTTTGGAAATGCAGGAAACTGGTAACCGACTGAAGTATAAAACGGTGTTGGATGGTGTTTAACCTTTTCGCAGATATCTTCAATTGTATTACATTCATGTAAATCAAATATAATAGTGTTGTGATATCCCGAAGGTTTAGTGGCATAATTAATAGCAGACCCACATACTCTATGTAGAATAAAAAGATAAAGCCATTCTTCTAATCCAAAGATCTCTCTTTTACCAGTCCAATTTTTAGCAATCTCTTCTCTTTGGGGGTAAATTTTACCAGCTAGCATGTGTTCCCAATATGGATGATCAGACGACCAACCATAAAAGCAATCATTTATAATTTGACTAAATCCAGCATACTTACGCTCAACTACATCATACAATTGAATATGTTCCATCAATGGATCTTGCATTTCACTTTCATCATGAGGTGTCATACCAAGATTACTGAGTTCTTGTTGTTTTTTTGCTAACTCAAAGTATCTTAGGAATTCTTCGTAATATTGTGTAGTTTTTATTTGCATGTGATTATATAATTTTCCAGGTAAATGGATCTCTATTTCTTTGATATTGTTCCATTGTCCATTCTATATCTCCGGTGGAAAACTCTATGCTATATGGTTTAACAGCACAAAATTTTTGTTGTGTAATTGGTGTAATTTCTATTTTATAATTTTTTATTTTCATTTTAGAATAACGCGAGCGTTTGTTTAATTAATTTTTTATTAGGTTCGTTTTTTAATAAGTCCCATCTGTAAAATTCACGAGCGATGTGAACTGATTTTGGTTTTTCCATTACATCAAATGTTAATTCATTAAGTGAATTGAAATAAACATCAGAGTGTTTGTATACTTGCCACTCGTTTCTTTCACACATGTCATCTATACCTGAATTAATCTCTTTTACTAACGCTGATCTTTCTGACCAAGTGCCTGTAAATGGTGTTCCTTTATAATAACCTGTTTTAGGCAATGGTCTACTTTCGTTTTCAATAGGCAATACATGAACTACTTCAATTTGTTCAATGCCGTTTTCTTGTAATTTAATAAGTTCTGCTTCGTAGTTTATTAGCAAAGTTTTAACAGCAGCTGATGGATTAGATTGTCTCATCAAATGGTGTCTAACATCAATATTACCCATGTAAATTCTAAGAGATTTTATCCACGGATATATGTATGTTTCTAATCCTCTTTTAAGTGAACCATGCGCTGTTAGGCCATCATGTCTTTGTGTCATGAAACCCGGAGTATACTGACTAAATGAATGGCTATCACCAAAACAGAGTTTATCTGTTTTTTCAATTGAATCAATTCTTGGAATATCTGTTGCACATATTTTTTTAATTTTATCAATTTCGGTTTCTAATGTTTTAAATAAACCTGTACCTGTATGTAGTCTCTGTTCAACAAGAGCACCTATACATGGCATATTATGGTGTAAACTAAACATTTTAGTAGAACTAAAGATTCTTTGAATCTGGTGATACAAATCATCATTAGCGCCACCAAATATATTGAATGTGCCTTTAAATTCCATTCCGTGTTCTAATAAAATAACATCGAATTCATTCCAATCAGTAGATATATCTGTGATTACTTCTACATTTTCATAACCTGCGTTTACACATTGATTTGCCAAATGAAATGCCCAGCCTGATTTATGTGAACTGACTTTAGGACTTAGTTTACCAACTAAAGCTGCAATTCCAACTCGAGACGACTTTTCGGAAATGTAATCTGATAAGTATTTTAATTCTGTCATATTTTATAGATTTAAAGGTTCTTCGGATTCACCATGACCATGTTTTTCAACATAATTGTCAAGCGCTCCTAAGTAAGCAACTGCATCGAGTAGATTGTCTTGCTTATAATTATATGAATGTCGACTCAATTTAAGTGCTACAAGTGCAGCGTACATGTCTGAGCCATTTAATTGTTTACCTGTCATACCATTGAAAACTTGAGCAGCTCTTCGCATGCCCTCTTCAAATGGACCGTATTGACGTGATTTCTCTTCTGAGCGATTATTTACTATTTCGTTAGCTTCAGATAAAATGTTTGATTTCTTTTTAGACATATAAGACGTTTAATAGTTATACACACAAACATAAGTTTGTTTAATTATATATTAGGATTTATTTGGGTGACGCACCGGATGCAGCTGGATATTCTAATTAATTTTACACGTATTGTTCTAACCTAGTGGGGAAAGGTATGTTATACAGCATCTGACAATACAGTTTAAGTGCTTTGATATTTGTCCCATCTGCACTGCCTATTGCTTTTGATAAATTATTAGCAACAACTGACTGAACAAAACCTCCGCCTTCATATCCAACATTCCATTTGGTACAAAGAATAGAAGTACCAATATCGATTACATGTGTTATTTCATCTTGTGATATATTACCACTAATTGAATTTATATTTTCTAATACGTATTCTGTAGCTATTGATTTTACTACATTAATTTGTTCAAATTTTTCCATAATTATTGTGCTATTATCATTTCTATAATGTTATTAATATCCTCGCGACTTGCCCATCCAGCAACTTGATCGTCAATTTGTAAAACTTCACTCGTTGCAAAATTACCACTTGGGTTAAAGATTGCAATTTCAAATGAAGAGAATTGAGAAGAATCTAAACCATCTTCTCTGGGAGTTGAGTATGCCATCTTCCCAGCAGATACTGAGATTTCCCAATTGTTGTCAAATACACGGTGGGCATTGATTCCGCCATGATGATCTTTAAATTTTAAGTCTTTAAATGTTATCATGTTTTTTATTTTAAGTCGAAGTTTTCTTGTAGTTCCGAGATTAATACTTTGATTTGCTCTTTATTAAGAGTGATGTGTGTGAAGAAGTCTCCTTGATCTCTCATGGTTAATTGTACTTTCATACCTTCTTTACCTCCGCTGAATCTTGTCAATGACAATTCAGTGTTTTCCATTTCGTTAGTCTTTTGACTGTGAAATTGGCCTTTTAATGATTTTAATTCTGTTGACATAATGTTTGCTTTTTAATTATAGTTAAATATAACACTTTTTATTGAAACAAAAAAACTTTTAGGCAACTATTTCCCAAAAGTTATTAACAATTATAGGTATACATCACAACCTCCGTTTTCATTGTAAGTAATGAAGTCTAATAATTCTTCTATCTGGTGCGTTTTATTACTGAAGGTCTTAGATTCTAATTCAACTCCATC